AACCGTACAACGTCGGCCAGAATACATTGAAGCGCGAGAAAAAGCTCTTCTTGACGCTATTATGGGTCAGCAAGGCCCAGATGGATTCTCTGGCGGTTTACTTCAGGAAACTGATGCCGAAGGCTTCCGCAAGTACTTCAACATTGCTCCTTACGCTATGGCTCGCCAACAGGGTCGAGACGATGAGGGTAACATTACAGGCTTTGGCCTTGAAACTTTTGCGTCTCAGGCTCTTTCGCAAGACGCAAATAACGACGGTATTCCAGACTTTTTAGGTCGGTACGCTCCTTACTTTGAAACTGCTGGCGCAACTACCACTGGTGGCATAGAGGCTTTACGCCGCGGTATTGGCGCTCTTGGAGAGGGCAAGACGTTCTTCGGTCCTGCCGCTCAGTATGTTTCTGGTGGTCGCGGGATGTATAATCCTGCAGATTACGTTGAGAAGTACATGAACCCGTACACTGAAGACGTGATTGACGAGACAGAAAAAGACATTGAGCGTCAAGGTAATGTAGCTCGGCAACGTGCTTCTGCGGAAGCTGTGGGTGCTGGCGCTTTCGGTGGATCTCGTCAAGGAATTCAGGCCGCTGAAGTTGAACGTGCAATTCTTGACGCTAAGTCAAAAGCGACTTCCGACTTACGCGCACGCAACTATGATCAAGCACTTGCTGCGTCCTCTGGGGCGTATCAGCAAGCCGCAACTCGTGATCTCGAAGCGGGACGCCTTATGGGCGGTTTGGGTCAATCTGTTGGTCAGTTGGGATCGCAGTATGGCAATCTAGCTGGTCAGTACGGAAGCCTAGCTGGCACATCTGCTGACATTGGTCGCGTTTACTCTGCCTTAGCCCCTGCTGACTTGTCATACATGACAGGTGTAGGCGCTCAAGAGCGTGATTATCGTCAGCAAATGTACGATACAGCGCGTCAGGAATACATGCGCCCAACAGAAGAAGCCCTATTACCTTACTCTTACGCATATAACGCTCTTGGCGGCACTCCATCTGCTAGCGTTTATTCTTCAACTCAGCAGAACTATGCTCCACCAACTAATCCATATGTTGCAGGTCTTGGTGCCTACACTACCCTTCAGGGCATCAATCAAGCATAAGGCGAACAATTATGGCTGATCCACTTACCGAATATCAAAAAGTATTAGCCTCTCGTGGCATTGGCGGAGTCTTCCAAGAAGAAGGTCCGGGTATGGGGCCGAGTGCTAAAACATCCGCACAGATAAAAGCTCTTAGGCAACTGAGAGATGGCTCAGTAAACAGTGGTATGGATGAACGCATTGCTACTCCACAAATGAACCGTGGTATTCTTGAGGCATTGCAATCAGATCAAAGGTCTAAAGCTAAAATTGCGGCGACAGAAGATGCAGGATTTAATCCTTTAACTTCATTGATTTCAACTTTAGGAACTGGAATTGGAGGTGTACCTGAAACAAGGTCTCCGCTTACTCTTCAGGAAAAGAAAGCTAGACAAGATTCTCGTGACACAGCTGCATCTAGAATAGAGGCAATGCCTGAAGACTCTTCTGTTTTTAAAGATTCTTCTTTTTTCGATATTGCCTCTCAAATTGGAAAAGCTCAGATTGATCCCTCTTTGAGTGGAGCTAATGATTCAGAGATAGCTCAAAGAATGATTGCTGATAAAAAAAGAAGATTGGCGGAAGAAGAGTCGAAAGCAGCGAAAGAAGCGGCAGCTTTAGGGGTAGATTCCGTAATAGATAAAAAAATGAACAAGGACGCAATCGCTGGACTTTTGGGAGATTCAGGTTCTGCTGATAAAAATGTTGCTGTAGAAGACGCATTCTTAGGGGGGATGTCAGAGTATTACAAGGCATTGGCCCAAGAGGTTCCTGAAGTAGGTGATCGCAAAGAACTTTTAAAGAAATATATGCAAGAGTTTTCAGAAGCTACGGGTATTCCCGTAGGTGAAAAGGTAGACAAGAGCCAAGCTCTTATGGCTATGGGCCTTAGCTTAATGCAGAACCGTGCTGGTAAAGGGTTCAACGTAGGAAAGCTACTAAACGCCGTGGGTCAGGCTGGTGACGCCGCTATGCCTTATTTAAGAGAGGCCACGAAAGAGGCAAAAGCTGCTCAATTGGCAGCAGGAAGATACGCCTTAGATAAAATTGCAAAAGGAGAGTCTGCAACTGCTGCATTTAATGAGGAAGTTAGAGCTTCAGCAGATAATTGGATGCTAGAGAAATTTAAAGCTGCAAATGCAATTGAATTAGAAAAAATTAAAGCTGGTGGAAAAGCCAACGAAATGAAGAATGTGGCTTCTGTTCCAATCGGGGCTGGAGACTTAAAAGTTAGAATTGGCGACAAAGATGGCGTTAGTGTTTTTGCCTCTGGTCCTACAGATGCAGGAGCTATAGTTAACGCTTACACGAAATATACTGAAGGTCAGGAAAATATAGATATTATGAATGACGCTCTGTCTGCTATAGCCTCAAAAGATTCTTCTGCCCTTAGCACTTTAGCTGACAGAGCTAAGAGCATTGGTGTGGCTTGGGGGATTGTCGATGGCGTAGATATGTTCGGGCCGAAGGGGATTTCAGATGAAGCGGAATTCAATAAATATCGTCAAGCAACAATTAATGCTTTTAAAAGGTTAATATTGCAAGAAAGCCAAGTTTCTAATCTTGACTTAACAACATTATTTGCTTCGTTTGGAGAAGTAGAATTTATGCAAAATCCGAAAGAAGCAGAACTTGCAATAGACTTAATGAATCAATATTTTGCTGCAAAAAAACGATCCTTAGAGCCTGTCTTGACAGATTTTTATGACAGGTCATGGTTTAGAAGCGATGAAGATTATAAGCGAACTCAAGAAAAATTATCGAAACTAAATAAAGTTTTTGATCCAAAGGTTACATCTGAGGCGGGAGAAAGAATGACACTTGATCTGTCCACTATACCAACATTGAAATCAGAATAGATAAGGGCTAGGTTATGGGAATTATCACAGTAGACACTAAATATGGTCCTATAGATGTGACTATATCTGGAGATAAACCTACACCAAAAGAATTGTTTAAGTTGGATGACATTAAATTCAACACGAAGAAGTATTTATCTGAAGATTTGGTTTCTGCTTATGAAAGCAAACAAAAAGGCCAAAGAGCGGAATTTGATTACAAGACTGGCATACAAGACAAAAAACTTCGTACTATGCTGGGTCGAGCAGATACATCTGCGGATCAAGAAAAAGTTCTTATGGATGGGTTCGGGTTAACAAGAGATCAATTTACTCGTGACGATCTAGGAAATCTTGCTTTAATGCCAGAAGCCGCACAAATGTTCGGTGTAGAATCTAGCGTTCCAGTAATGATAGACGAAAGTGGCTTTACCAGAAGAGATTTTTCTGACTTATCTGGAATGGGTACCACAATTGCTGGTGGTGTGGCTGGTGCGGTCGCAGGCCAAGCCCTTATTCCCGTTCCAGTATTAGGCGCTGTTATTGGTGCTGCTATTGGTGGTGGTGGCGGCAAAGCCATTGAGGAAGGTATAGAAAGTTTTCAAGGTGTTCAGGCTCAAGAGGGCATGGACATAGCAAAGGATATTGGAAAAGAAGCTTTAATAGCTGGTGCTGGTGAAGGAATATTTGGATTAGCTGGCAAGGCATACAGTGTACTTAGGGGTACAAGCCGTGTTGGTAAGGGAGTGCCTGAAGAAAGAATAAAAGACATTCTAGCTGCTGATAAGAGGGGATACAAACCTTCAGCATCTGCCCTGAACGTCCCGTCATTAGCTGCTCGACAACAATCTGTTTCTGAAAAGGTTCTCGGTACTTCTAAGCGTTTAAGAGATAACCACGAAAACATCATGAGTGATTTGGCTCGGTACCGAGAGGGTTTGGCTGAACCAAGCATTGAAGGTACCTCTTCAGTTTTGGGTCAAGCCGCTAAAAAGGGCAAAAAAGTCCTTAAAAACAAAGTTTCTATTACAGAAGATGCACTTTTAAAGCACATGGACAACATAGCTGTTCAATTAGGCAAAGCTTCTGATCAAGATTTGGCTATAGACGCCGATCTTTTTAAGATATTTGAAGATTCTTATAGAGCGTTTGACGGTCAGGTTGATCAAGCATTTGAGGGAATAAGCGCGACTATGGACGATGCTGTGGGCAATTTAAGCTTGTTTAAAACTAAGGGAATGGTTGACGATGCAAAGCTAGAGATAAGAAAGTATGTGGCCGCTCAATCAGGAACTAATGATGCTGCGGCTAGAGACGCCTTGCAGAGCATTATAAATCTTGGTGATGAGGCTTCTTTTGCTCAATTATATGTTGCAAGAAAAAGTTTAAGACAAGCGGAATATGGACGAATAACTTCAGATACAGTTGGAGGTGTTGTCGAAAAATTCATGCCTATGATTGACAATCAACTCAACATTAAAAATGTAGAAAAAATACTTGGAACTAGAAGACCTACTAGGGCTGCACAAACCCTGACTAAAGACCAAAGAGATATGTTAAAGCAAGCGTCCAAAGACTTAGATAAAGCTCGCGGAATGTACAAAAGAGGCAACCAAAGCTTTGAAGCGGTTAGAAGTGCTATAAGCAAGAAAGATTTAATTAACAAAATAAAGAATGACGCTCCGTTCAACGAGTCAGGGTTGGCTAATAGTTTCATTCGGCCAAACAACCCCAAGTTACTTTCTGACGCTGAGAAAATTGTTAATAACTTTAAAGGTCCAAACGCCTTTGCTCCCATAAAAGAAAGAATGGCTTCTGAGTGGCTAAGAGGGGCTTTGAAGAATTCTTTAGACTCAAATAATGGAAAATGGTCAGGCGCTAAGTTTAAGAAGAAATTTGATGATCTTGGTTCCACAGCGAATGAGTTGTTTGGTAATAAAACCAGTGAAATAAAAAAATTAGTAGATCAAATGGACGCTCTTTCTTTAAGAAATGTAGACGAGAGCGTTATAGCTAAGTTTGCGAATGCAGGCGCTGATGAGGCCGCTGTAGGTTTGCTTAAAAACTTGTCTAAGGAACTAGACCAACTTTCAGTATTTACACAAAATCAGGTTATGAAAAAGCTGTCTAAGGGGCAATTGACCCCAACTGAGGCGGCTGAATATTTGGCGAGCGGCTCAGTTCGCGCTGAAGATATAAAAGCTTTGAAATCTTATTTTTCAAATAGCGTCGATGATATGAACACAATACGAAGCTATTACATGGAAAGTTTAATAGGAGATTTTGAAAAAACATTCCTTACTGACAAAACTCAATTTATAAAACTTGGAAACAAGTTTTCTAAAGATCAAGCCAAAATAAAAGAAATATTTGGCGATGAAATGGGCGAGGATATGTTACAGTTTGGTCGCATTATGAGACTGTTGGGAGAATCTGCTCCCGGTGGTGATTTGGTTGCAGCAAATATAGCAGCTAGTCCTTTAGAGAATTTAGGGACAATCGCTAAATTAAGTGTTATTGGTTCAGTTTTTTCCAGCGGACCTTTTTACGCAGCCTTTTTAAAGAAATTTAAGGATGCGTCTAAAGGTGCGGACATCAAGACAAAGGGTCAAATAGCTGGTGAACTTATAGCAGATGCTCTTAAAAGCAGTATAAACCAAGGAATTGCTCAAACCGCTGATGAGTCTTTTACAAGTGCTGCTAATCAAGGTCAGGCACTAATTCAGTCAAATATGCAGACAAAGCGCAGCACGACTCCTGTTCCTCAAGTTTTGCCTCCTTTGCCAATGACTGCCCCTCCTAAAGCAATGACTGCCCCTCCTAAAGCGCAGCCACCTATCGGTATGTTGGGTATTCGTGATCGCGCTAAAGGAGACCCAGCAGTGGCGTTATCACTACTAGGTGGCCTTGGAAGTGCGGGACTTCTTTAGTCTTCGATTACAGAGCTAAGTCCGCCAGCATAAACTTTTGCTGGCTTGGATGCTTTGAACCCTTGGTCACTATATTCAGCGTCCACAAGCAATGAAAGTTGCTGCGAAATGTTCCGACGTTCCTTAGAGGCTATCTCAACAATCTTGTTGTAGGTGTCTACGCTAACACCTATTGACTTGTACTTGTTTGCGTTTGGCATTAGAATCGTTCCCATAATGTTACCAAAACAGACATACAATCCCAGACTTAAAAGGTCAAGGCCCAAGTACGGTAATAAGAAGACCGTAGTCAATGGAATCAAGTTTGATTCGAAGTGGGAAGCCGAGCGTTATCTATATATAAAATCGCTCGAACGCGCTGGGCGCGTCAAAGACCTTGAGCTACAGGTTAGGTTTAACCTGATCGTAAATGACCAAAAGATATGCGCCTACATTGCTGACTTCCGTTACAAGCGAGAAGACAAGAATGGCGAGTGGCATGAGATTATTGAAGACGCCAAGGGCGTAGAAACACCTGAATTTAAACTGAAAAAGAAGCTCATGAAGGCTTGTCTAGGCATAGATATATTTCTTTCCAAAAAAAGTTCTTGACGTTCGTCCCATAGTATTCCATATATAGGGTTCTAGTAATTTAAAGCGGAGAAGCGATATGAATAGTCATGAACTATTTGAGCGTCGAGACGAACTCAAGCATGTAATTAGCGAGTTGCGTATCGAACTCAAGGACGTTGAAGAGCAACTGTCCGATACATTTTTACCTGTAGCAAAAGACGTATTGCGGTCACACGGCAAGGACTTTGGTACTGCGCAAATCGCGCATGGCAATCAAAGGCTCAAAGTCACTGTGGGCAAGAAAGTTACATGGGACCAAGACGCGCTGCGTGACACGTTGAACAATATGTCACCAGAAAATGCACAACACTATGGCAAGCTGACGTTTGCTGTAGAAGAGCGCAAGTTCACAGCCGCCCCTCCTGCAATCAAAGATGATCTTGAGGAGTGCCGCACTGTGGAAGTTGGCTCTGTTAAAATTGAGGAGATTGAATAATGGCTTTGCAGATTATTACAGCCGATCAGCGTCTTGCTGAGAAAAAGGGTCACAAGATTGTTGTGTGCGGATCAAGCGGTGTGGGTAAAACCACACTAGCTCGCACGCTGAACCCAGCCACTACTCTGTTCATGGATTTAGAAGCTGGTGATGCAGCAATCGAAGGGCATCCTATCGACGTTGTACGTCCTCGTACATGGGTAGAGTGCCGTGACCTTGCTTGCTTCTTGGGAGGTGCTAACCCCTCTCTTTCAGAAGATCAGCCATACGGACAGGCTCACTACGATTATGTAGCCACAATGTATGGAGACTCCTCAGACGTATGGCAGAAGTATGATACGCTGTTTGTGGACTCAATTACCGTAGCAGGTCGTTTGTGCTTCCAGTGGTGCTTACAGCAGCCCGAGTCACGCTCTGAGCGTTCTGGCAAGGTCGATACTCGCGCCGTCTATGGAATGCACGGTCGTGAGATGATGTCATGGCTTACACACATCCAGCACATCCGCGCAAAGAATGTGATCTTTGTCGGCATCTTGGATGAGGT